TCATCCGGTTGCCCGGGTGACGATCGCCTCCTGATGGTGCAGGCGGCCCTGAATCGTGTGCTGCATCGACGGCCCGACGAAGTTGTACACCTTGGTCCGCCACGTCACCGTGGTGGACGTTGGCAGCACGGTCGGCCAGAGGAACGTCATCCGGTAGGAGACCGATGACGGGTTGCGGCCGGCCGAGAACGATTCCTCTGCGGTCAGGGGTGCGAACTCCGCCCGGATCGGGGTGTTGACGGCCGGTATCGGGTTGCCGTTGCCGTCGAGTCCGCCTCCGGTGTTCAGCACCGCGGCCTCCCGTAGCAGCACTACTGAGCCCTTACCCGGTACCGGTTAAGCACGGCGAGCTCGGCGAGGTTGAAGCCGTTGAATCCGCCGCGCATCGACACGCCACCGATGTCGTAGGAAAGTTGCTCGGGGTTGGCCAGCAGCCGCGCTGTCGCGGTCGTGATGACCGCGGCCAACTCGGCGTTGGGGTAGCCCGTCACGTCGAAGCCGTTGCCGCGGGTGTGCGCCTTGACCATGGCCCCCACGATCGGCAGGTGCTTCTCGGCGAGCGCGATCAGGGCCGCGTCCCCGGGTTTGTCGAGGAACGCGGCCAAGTCGGCGGCGTAGACCACCGGCATTAGGCGTCTGTCAGGACGATGACGGCCTCGGAGTGCAGCAGACCGAGGTCGTAGCGGGTGACCACGCGGATGCCGATCTGGTCGTAGTCCGCGTACCGCTCGGACAGGATCGTCACGCTCGGGGCTTCGTCGCGGGCGATGGCCACCTGGGCCATGTCGGCCAGGATCGCCTTGCCGACCGCGAGCTTGTTGGTCACCGTGACGGGGATGCCGAACAGCCGGTAGGTGGCGCCGGAGGTGACATCGGACTCGAGGAGGTACTTCTTGGAGTCGGTGGCCTCCTTGAGCTTGCGCAGGGCGATGAAGTCGGTGCCGTTGACGAACCACCGGTTGGGGGTGACTTCGGCAGCCGAGGCCAGCGCGATCGCGTCGAGGAGGCTGTCGGCGTTGGTGACGTCGAGCGCGCCGGTTTGGACGCCGGCTTGGTTGATCAGCCCGGTGATGCCGTTGGACGATTCACCCTCGGTGGTGGTCTGCACGGTGGCACCGACCGCGCCGAGTTGGTCGACGGCGGTGGCTGCGAGGGTGCCGCCGAACGTGACGGTGTAGGGGCCTCCGGCCGATCCGGCTACGGTGGCGTTCCCCGATCCGATCGTCGAGAGTCCCTGCAGTGCGGTCTGCACGGTGGCTGCGGCGGCGTTGTTGGCGAGGCTGGCAGTCGCTACCCCCCGATAGGAGACGGTGAAGGGGTTGCCGCCAGCGGCGATCGTGATGGTCTGAATTTCGTTGGTGGCGGAGCCCTTGCCTGCGAGGAGGGCGTCGTCGAGCTTGTCGGACACGACCTTGACCAGACGTGCCTTGAGGGTGGCGTCTATGCCGATGACGGCCTGGCGGGCCAGTTCTCGGCTGTAGCGTTCGATGACCTTGATGCTCTTGCGGTCGGTGGGCATCAGCACCACCTCGTCAAACGTGGTGTCGTGATCGCTTGGGATCAGTTCGTTTTCGCCGACGAACCCGACGGTGGACGACTTGGTCAGCTTGGGGATGCGTAGTACGCCTGCGGTGTCGAAGATTCGGGGACCGGATGACAGTACGACGGAGGCGGCTTCGAGGGGCTGCACCAGCAGCGTGGAAACTTGATCGGCGAGCAACTGAGGATTGCCGGCGGCAGATTCAACCATGGGGAGTGTCCTAACGATTCAGTGGATTGGGTGCCCACGTCGTCAGGACGGAGAAGGGGCCGCACGCCGGGTGCGACCCCTTCACGATACCCCGCCGGGGTATTAAGTCACTGCTTCAGCAGCTCGATGGAGCGAACCTCCGTGGTCGGGACCGTGTAGACCTGCTCGTTGGCGGCCGAGTAGAAGATCGTGAACGACCCCTTCTCGAGAAAATGGTCAGCGGCGATGTCCTTCTCGGTTTTGTATCCAGCATTGAGTTTGAAATTGGCCATTTTCCAGGACCCCCTATTGGGCTCGTTGCCGCAGGATGGCGGCGAGGTCGACACTAGACCCGTTGCCCGACACCGGACCTTGACCGATATCGCCGATCGGCCGGCGGGACGCCAGGTGTGGCTTGCGGGCCACCAGGGCGTCGACAGCGGCGGCCAGGGCATCGGGGTCGTCGAGGTGGGTTTCGTCGAACGGGAGGTCGGTGGGGTCTGCTAGCTTCCCTGTGGCGCGGACGAGCTCGAGGTGCAACCGCTGTGCGTAGGTGTCGGCGCTGTTGGCGCGCTCCCGGTATCCGGCAGATTCTCGGCGCAACTTCTCCACGTAGGACCGCGGGAAGGTGTCGGGCTCGTCGTCCGACTGAGCCTCCTCGTGGACCTCCGCTGAGGGGAGTGACTCGATGTCACGGTCCTCGGTCACCTCGACGGTGTCGGCAGTATCGACGTCAGCCGGGGTTGCTTCGGTGTCGGCGTTATCGGTCATGGTGGTGGTTTCCTTTCGTGGGTGTTGAGTTCGTCGACGGCGTCGGCGAGTTGGTTGGCCAGGTCGATCGCTTCGGCCTCGCAAAGCCAGAACGTCATGCCACCGCCGCGCATCCGTATCGGCCGCTCCCTCGCCGCGGCAGTGACCGTGAATGTAACGTCACGGCTGCTAAGCCGCATTTGTATTCACCTGCTGCACAATGTTTCTCGCGGCCTGCACCTTGGCGATCTCGTCATCGGTGTAGCCGAGCTTGGACAGTGCATACGACGCGGGGAGTAGACCAGCGGAGTACAGCTTGACCACGGCATCGGCCTCCTGGGCGACCGATCGGGTAGCGGCATCGGCCCACTGCACGCGGATGTCGTCAATCAGGTTGGGATCGCGGCCATCCCGTACGGCGATCATCAGCTTGGCGACCTGTTCGTAGGCGCGGCCAAACGTGGCTTGGCGGGCCTCAGCGCGTGCCGTCAGGCTGGCCTCCGACGCGCGTAGTGCATCAGCGGATGCGGGCTGGTCAGCGAGGACGCCTAGATAGTGGCTCGGCAATGTGCTGACAGCCATGATCTGCCCGAGGATCACCCGCACCGAGGCTTCGTAGCCGGCGAGATCGGCGGCATTGAGCTGACCGAACTTGGCTTCGTTGTTCTCCGAGATCATCGCCCGGTGCCCCTCGGGGATCGGATTGGCCTCCACCGTTTCGCCTGTGGGTTCGCCGTTCTCGTCGAGGATGGGTTCCTCAGCGAGTTCGATACCGGTGGCCCAACGCCTTGGCCGGCCCACGTATTCGGAGGTAACCATCATGTCGGCCAACGACTTGTTGAGGGCGTCCACCAACGGCTTCAGGTCGTCGATCTCCGAGGATCCGTAGTCGCCGAGGATGCGGTCGGTGTTGCGCAGGTTCACCACTGGGACCACGCCCAGCGGGTTCGCTAGCTCATCCACGGTGAAGTATCCCTGCGTGGTGGCGCCGGTCTGGTTGGCCCGCAACCGGACAATCCGATCCGGCAGGTACAACACGGCCTCGGTCGTGGTTTTCGTCTCCCACCGCTTCACGGCGGCCACGATCTGGCGGGTGCCGGGGTCATACTGCACGGCAACCTGTTTCGCGCTCTCGACAGTCACCTTCGGGCGGCCGAACCGGTCAGCCCACACGATCACGAACGAGTCACCCAACAGCAGGGCTTCTCGGTGCGCAGTACCACTCAGCTGGTCCATGTCGCAGCGGATCCAGTCGGCCCACAGCTTGGTGTCGCCGGTGAATCCGGTGATGCGGAGCCGCTCAGCCAGCGCGGTGACGGCCAGCCTCGGGATGTTGGACGCCATCACACCGAACCGGTTACCCAACGCGGTCTTCGCTTCGGGGCTCAGGAACGCCAACGGTTGGGTTCCGGTGTAATACAGATCCAGTTCGTTGTACCGGGCGGCTGGCTCGTCCAATCGCTGCATCAGTTGCAGCAGCAGTTCATCTTGGGTCATGAGGCAAAACTCCTTACTCGTTTACGGGATTTCGTTTGGTGCCACGCCGCACGGTCGTAGGCCACGATGGCGGCCACGGCGGCGTCGATCTTGCGGGGCGACCCGCGTTTGTCCTTGCTCACCAAGTCGCCCATCGGGGTTCGCTTGGCAACACAGTGCGCGATATGAGCGGCCAGCCTCGAGTCCCCGTCGTGGGTAACCGCGTTGGTGACGACGGCCTGATACAGCCGGTCGGTGGCCGGCGCCATCCTCTGGCCGTGCGCGGTGTTCCACTCGAGGACGCGGCGCTCACCGTGCCGCTTGGCCCACTCCTCGATCTCGGAGCGCCATCCCCACGGATCGCACGCCAGCTCGACGACGTCGTATTTGGCGAACGCGATGTCGACTGCGTTGGACACGGCCTCGCGTGGAACGCGCCACTGCTGATCGCCGGTGTTCTCCCACAGCCCTTCTACCCACAGATGGCCGTCGAGGGTGCAACCCACCAGCGCCGTGGAGTCACCCGACGCCGACCCGTCGAAGGCCAGGACGACACGCTCACGGGGCTGCACCACCCTGTCGGTGCCGCAGGTATCCCATGCTCCCCACGGCAACCACGACTCGGACCCGGTCACCCACTGGCCGAGACGAAGCTGCCGGAACACTGGCTCCCGCAGGGTGCGCCGGGCAGCCTCCAAACCGTCCTCGGCGAGGAACGGGTCATCACATGCCAACGCGGGGTTACCGGTACGCCATGCCTCACGGTCATCAGTCGTACAACCCTCTGGGGCCGCGAACTCCCGCAGCGCGAACGCCGGATCGTCACCAAACCGACCGTGCTCAACCAATTTCCACATGATGCAATCCGGCGAGGACGACGGTGTCGAGATCGCCAACGTCAACGACTCCGGGCGCTTACCGGACACCGACGTGACGGCCTCCCACACCGCCTCGGTGACGACGTGCAACTCGTCGACGATCAACAGCGTCGGATCGAACCCGTGTAGTGCACCGGGCTCGGCGGGCAGAGGCAGCAGCACCGAATCGTTGTGCGGGACCACGATCCGATCCGCGTAGATCTGCGCACGGTCAGCCAGCTCCGGTGTCAACTCGATCATCCGCTTGGCCATCCGCAGCGTGATGTTCGCCTGACGCTGGTCCGACGCAACTACCAGAACCTCGGCCGAGGCATCCCCGACGAACAACTCAGCGACGGACAGCATGGCGGCCAACGCGGTCTTGCCGTTCGCCCTTGGCAGGCTCACCAGGCCGGTACGGATGCCCGGTGCGAATACCGTTTCCACGATCTCGACCTGGAACCCCCGCAGGTCCACCGGCTTACCGGCGCCCACACCCTTCGGAACCCGTAAGTAGTCGGCGATGAATCGCAGCCGGCGGCCAGCACGATCGTCGGGCAGCCCCGAGAAGTCCAGCGGCGCGGCCTTTACCGCCCCCTTCGGTCCCGCCTTCATGGCAGACTCCGGGCGTGACTCAACCCACCCTGCTGCGGCACAGCGTCCTGATGGCCAACGGCGATATCCACAACTACGACTCGCCGATGATCGTTCTGGTCGAGGGCGGCGCACTCAAGATCTACGAGGCTGGACGCAGAGACACCGTGGTCTGGTATTCCCCGTCCGCGTGGACGTCGATGGATGTCAAACCCCTCAACCGGTGAGTTACTGAAACTTTGCCTACCGTGCGGGTCGGGCTGGGTCTGGTCGAGCCCATCCCCCCTGGTGGCTGAGTGGCCGCGTGCCGCGCCGCGTGCTCGGTTGCAACGTCCACAGACCACGTCGATGTCTTGGAGCCTGATGGGCTTGCCAGCGGCCTTGCGTGCCCATGCTTCTGGTGTGTGGTCGGTTTGTAGGTCTTCGGTGGAGCCGCAGTCGAGGCAGAAGGGTTGGAGTCGTCGGGCTCGTCGGGAGAGCTTGGTCCACTGCCAGTCGTAGCCGCGGGCGGTGGCGGGTGCCTTGGTGTCGACGGTGTGCTCGTCGCAGCGGGGTCCGGTCGATGGTTCGCCGCAGTCGAGGCAGGGGCGAAGGGACACTAGCCGCCCTCCAGGGGTCGACGGTGACGCGACGTGTCGATGGCCTCGGGGTGTTCGGCGTGAAAGGCGAGCCACTCGCGGGTGGCGTGCACCATCTTCTCGTTCGGTCCGACTGACAGGTAGCAATCGAATTCGTCGCCGTGAAGATGCACGTCGCCCTGCTCCATGAAGCTGTCGAGTGCGGCTGCTGACGCAGTGCAGGCGGGGCAGTTGTCGGCGGTGTGTGGGATGTCGACCTGGTCGGCGATCACGCGGACGCCGAGCATGAGCATGAGCATGCGTTCGTCGTCGGTGAGGGGACGGTTGACCGGTGCGGGATCGTCGCTCATGGTGGTCTCCTGTTCGGGTCGGTCGAAGAATTCACTCGGGTAGATGACGCGGCGGGTAGTCATGCCGATTGCTCGACCTGTTGTTTGCTGCATGAGAAGTGGGCGTCACCTTGTCCTGCCATGACGGGCTTGCTGCAGACGATGCACGCGGGGTAGCTGTTGGCTGGTACACCGCGGATGGTGCGTCGACGATCTCGGTTCGGTGGCTGCTTGATGACTGCAGACTTCGGCGGCATGGACGCGGGCGATGGTCCAGTTGGGCCACTCATGGGAGGGTGGCCCAACTGGAGTTCTGGCTCAGTTGGGCCATCCTGTTTGTGCTGGTCGGGCTCAGTTGGGCCAGTTGGGCCACGGTCTTGTGTGACACCCCCAGTTGGGCCACCGTGAATTACGAGGTTGGCTTGAATGGCCAGGTACCAGGTCGACGTGCGGGGGAACCCGGTTGAGGCGTCGAGGATGCCGAGCTTCTTCTTTGCTCGTTTCAGCGTGCGGTCGCTGATCTTCTCCTTCGCGGCGTCCGTCTTGATGGCCTTGGACGGGGTTGGTCCGTTCTCTGTGAGGTAGTCCTGGAGCCAGTGCTCAGCCGCAGTGCGGTCCTCGGCGTCCTCGTCGCCGTCACCGCCGAGGATGTCTCTGGCGTCGAGGGTGCTGTCGCCGAGCCACTCCACCGAACCGATCTCGGTTGGCCCGTCGTCGGTGTACACGGTGGTGCTGACGATCCGGAATTCGACCGATCGGTCAGTGCCGGCGTAGTTCGCCTTGGTGTTGGTCAGGACGCGGGTGCCGTCGTCGTCTTCGGCGATCGACAGGACGCATCGAGCGACCTGGCTCCACGCGACCGAGCCGAGCATGAGTTGACCGGAGTCGTTGCCGGTGCGCTTGCCGAAGTGGGCGAGGCCGATGATCGTGACCTTGCAGCGGTCGGCCAGGGCGGCGATCGGCTCGAGGTATTGCCTCACGGCGATGTCGTCGTTACCCGAGAATCCGGGTGGCACGACGGCTTTGGCGGGGTCGAGGAACATCATCGTGACGTTGTGCTCGCGGATGACTTTCTCGATGCCCATGAGGTCGAGCGGGAACACCAGCGCGCCGGTGCCGAGTTCGGTCTGCACGTCGATGAAGATGACCCGCTCCATGTCGGCGCCGGCCGCGAGAAGCCTGGGAACGATTGCGGACTCGCGGGATTCCTCGGTACCAATCCACAGGACCGTGCCTCCGGCGAGGGTCTCGCGTGCGGCCCATGAGGAGGCCACGGTGCTCTTGCCCTTGCCCTCACGGGCGGCCAGGAGGTTGATGGCGTACTGCAAGACGAGGCCCAGTTCCCACCACACCAGCTTCTTGACCTTGACCTGAGATCCGCGGGTGACGGTCAGGCTGCGTCCGGGGATCACGTCGTCGTTCATGACACCTTCGCTCGGGGGATGTAGGTGCCGGATGATCGGCGCCACTGTTGACGTTGGACACCGTTGGCGATCGCCTGGCAGTCGACGGCCGCCGCGACGTCGCGCGAGGCTTGGGCGAGTGCCTCCTGTGCGGTTTCAAGACGCAGGACGAAGTGCTCGCCGGCGGCGGCGAGGGCGAGCAGCTTGGCGGGGTCGGTGTCGTCGAGTGCGCACCACGCAGGGGTTCCGGCCGGAGGCAGGTGGTTGGCCTGGGCGACCAGTGCGGTGATGAATTCGTGGGTGTCCCACCATGAAACTTGTTGTGATGCGGGAGAACCCGCCCCGGTGAGGGGGCGGGTCTCCGTCTTCGCTTCTGTCACAGTGCCGCCCGGAGTCGGTCGAGGTCGGCCAGGACCGCAGAGACGTGGTCGAGGATCTCCTGTGCCCGGGTGCGCCGAGCGCCGTCGAGGTGGCCGACAGCGTCATTGATGTGACACGCGGCGGTGTCGAGGTGTCCTCGGGCGCTGTCGATTTCCCACTTGGCGGCGTAGGACCGGTCCAGGCTGTCGGTGGCGGTCATCTCTGACCGCTCCACACGCTCCAGGCGCCTCTGGCATCCGGGTCCAGGATGGCGTCCCACATGTACCTGATGTCGTTGGCGACCTTGGCGAGGGCACAGAGGCTGTCGACGCTGAAAGCCGCCGCGTCGCAAATACCGCCGTGCTCCTCGAGGCCGTTGATGCGAGCCTCGTATGACACTTCGTCTGTGGTGACCCAGCGGATCAGCTCACCCTGAACGCCGGGCGCCCAGTCTGCGACCGCGGTGACCATCGTGTGGTGGGCCAGTCCGCCTTCCCAGACCTTCAGGTCGATGTCCTCGACGTCCGGAGCGCGATGGCAGAAGATGCCTCTGGTGCCGAGCCAGCGGCCTTGCGCTCCGGTGATCAGCTGCTCGGTGTCGGCGGGTTGTGTTTTACTCATGGTGGAACTGCCTTTCTGGTGATTGGTGGGTTCGCAGCGGTCCCCGAGGTTCCCGGCGTTGGCGCGCCGGGAGGGGGCCGTTCTGCTGTCTGGGGTGTTGCTCACGCGCTCACCGGACGATCGCCGAATTGCGCTTCTTCGAAGGCGATTACGTCGCTGAGTTTGTAGCGGCAATGACGTCCGAATTTCGCGTACTTGGGACCCCGGCCTTGCGAGCCCCACTGCGCCAACGTGGCCGGCGGCATCTTCCACCGTTCTGCAACGTCTTGGCGCGTGAGCCAGAAGTCGTCGTCCATGCAAACCCCCTTTGTGGGATGGTACTCAATTGTCAACACTTGTGCGTTGGTGTACTCAAGCATATGCACATCGCAGCAATTCACGCAAGATGTGGCTATGCTGCGTGCTATGCCACAAGAATGGGAAGCGAAGAACTGGGGCGAGGAAGCTGCTCGGCGAATCAGCCGGGAAGTGACTCGTCTGCGGGAGCCGCGGTCCGCGCAATGGCTGGCGGATCGAACGAAGGAGTTGGGGCACTCGGTGAGCAGATCGGTGATCGCCGATCTAGAGAACGGTCGCCGGCGGTATGTAACCGTTTCCGAGTTGACGATCTTGGCGGCGGCCTTGAACACCACACCTGTTGCGTTGATCTACCCCGGACCGTACGACGGGGCCGTGGAGGTGATACCAGGAGAGCGCGGCGCCGAAATATCTGCGGTGCAATGGTTTTCGGGAGTTCTCCCGTCCGTGCCCTTCGTCGTGGACGCTGCGACCGGCCACGAATACCAGGAGAATGTCCGGCCGCTTCGTCGTGCGCGTCAGATATGGGAGCTCGAGAAGCGCAAGATGGCCCTTCGTGAAGACCTCGCGGTGCAGCGCTACCGCCGCAAGCACAGTGGTGAAGTATCAGACGAAGTCATCTCGCAATTGGTCGACGACATCGCCGATCTCCAGCGCCGAATCGATGAGTTGGGGGCAGGTCATGGCGGGTAGGCCGCCGCTGAGGATCGGGCAGCACGGGAAGATCACACGCACAGCGTTAGGTGGCGGGGTGTGGTTGGCGCGGTGCAGGGTTCGTGATTCAGATGGGGTGACGCGGATAGTCGAGCGTCGGAGTCTGGCCGGTGGGATAGACCAACACGGCAAGCTCGCCGAGGACCTGTTGATCGCGTCGCTGAAGGACCGCCGGGCTCCGGGCGTATCGGGCGAGATCTCCCTCGACACCAGGATCGCCGATCTCGTCGAGCAGCACCTCGACCTCTTGGTCGAGAACGGCAAGGCGCCGGCCACCCTGACGACGTACCGGAGTGCTGCCCGCAAGCTGCGCAAGTTCAGTGAGGCTTTGCGGGTGGGCGAGGCGACGCCGGGGCGACTCAACGCTGTCATCCGGTCGATGCACAAAGCGCACGGCGCGAACATGGCACGCCACGGCCGCACGCTTCTTAAGGGTGCCTTGCAGATCGCGGTCCTGGACGACGTCCTCGGATCGAACCCTGTCAGTCAGGTCAGCCGGATCGAGTCAGACCGGAAACCGAAGGGTGCGCCGGCACTCGACGTCTTGCAGCTGCGCGACCTGTTGGGCAAGCTGCGCGCGTCGCAGGAGTGCCAGACCAAGGACTTGGTCGACCCGATAATCGTATTCATTGCCACCGGATTACGCCGATCGGAACTATTGGGGCTGCGATGGGAAGACTTCAACGACCTCACCGGCATGGTCACTGTCAGCGGCAAGATCGCCCGGATACCCGGTCAGGGCCTGAAGCGCCTCGATACCGCCAAAACGGAGTCGTCGGAGCGGATCGTCGGGCTTCCCGAGTTCGCGATCACTGCGCTGATTGAGCGCCGCGGGCGGCCGTTCTGGGGTGAGCAACGGATGATCTTCCCGTCGACGGCCGGAACATGCCGCGACCCCGACAACTTCAACAAGCAGTGGCGGAAGGTTCGCGACGACCTGGGTGTCCCTGACGTGACGTCGCACTCGTTCAGGAAGTCGATGGCCACCATGATCGACGACGCCGGGTTGTCCGCGAGAATTGGCGCCGACCAGCTTGGGCACGCGAAGGTGTCGATGACGCAGGACCGCTACATGCGCCGGGGGAAGGTGCACGCGGAGGTGGCGGTCCTATTGGACCGGACCATAACCGGTGAATAA